TTGGATATTTTTTTGATAGATTCATCATCTTGGTTACTACAGCATCTTTGGCAAATTGTGATATAGGCTTACCATAGTCCTTATCTTTTATAGATTCAACAGGTTCTGGTTGTTCATTTGGTTTGCTAGGAGTTCTTGTAATACCTGTTTTATCAGCAGGTGGTTGTGTTAATGACATAGCATCATCATCTTCTTCAGAACCTATACCATAAGCTGCACCTAATGCATATCTTCTTGTATATGTGATCGCTATACCAAGATCATGCATGATGTTATAACCTTTAAGTTCTTTTAAAGGTAGTTTGCTTTCTAACTTTTGATCTTTGAAGTATAAAGTTGTAACACAAATTGTAAGCACTGTGCCACTTTCAGAAATTAAATAATCAAAAGTTTGAGTATGAGAAATACCAAGTTTAGCTGCTGGTTGAATTGCTCTAAGAACATCTTCAAGAGTTGAATACTTACGTTCAGTAGTTACAGATTTATTGGTTTTTTTATCTTTTCTAGTTTCTTTTGCTGTACCTGTCCTATCAGCAGATTGAACCTGTGATTGAAAGATGGCAAGAGCTTCGGAAAGAGTTTGTGGAGAATCTGTTGTAGATTTCTTTGTGGTCATGTTTAATTAAATTAGTAAACTAATAGTATACTAATCACAAATAGAGGATATTGCAATATATGCTCCTGGTAATTCATCTTTATTTATATATCTCTTCTTTGTATTTAGTTCAACGACAAGAGAATCATCTTCTAATACACTTCCTCCTGCACTAACAGACAATCCATCTAAAGTTGACCTAGATAGCTTATCAATGTCTCCATTGCC